GATTGTATTATGCAAGGAGTTGTAAGTGAGTTTAAAGATAGAGAACAATCGAATATCATGTGAGATATGTGATAAGTGGGTAACAATAGCTAATAGACAAGACGGTGAGGGTGCTGGATCTATATGGGTTTGCAACGACTGTGACATAAAATATCCAAAATGGAAAGAATAGAAACACTAGAGAGGATAGTAACTATCGTATCATACGAAGAGTTTAGCGATTTAGTTGTTAAGGTTGGAGGCGATGACTTAACAACAATGGAGCTAATAGAAGCAATCGCCCAAATCAATTCAATAATTTATGAGGCAACTTGCGATAATGGATTCGCTTGATAAAGTAAATCACGATTTTTTATATCATTGCGAAATACAATACGAGACTAAAGACGGTTTTGATTTTAAATCAGCAGTAGGAAATTCATTAGATGATTTAATGAGAGATATAGATTTGCGATTTAAAGAATTGGCAGCACGAGAACCCAAAATTGTGCAAGTATTATATGATCCAAATAATGAATCAATTAATATAACATCTAAAGTAACCTCATTAATTAAATAAAACACGCCCTAGCATATAAAATATGGCCAAAAAATATAATAATTGGCTCATATAATCATTTAAAATACACTATTTCAAAACTTTTAAAAGCGTTTTTAAATTTAAGTACTAAAAAACTAAGGAGATTATTATGCCTCAAGGTAAAGGAACTTATGGTTCAAAACGCGGTAGACCAGCTAAAAAGTCTAAATCAATGAAATCCAAAAAGAAAAAATTTGGCAAAAAAAAGTAAAACTTCTTTAAATGCTGAATTAGTTGGCATTAAAAATTTAAAGATAGCTGGAGCTTGGCGGATAGAGTTTGACGTATATGAGTTTGAAACAGAAGCAGTTAAAGACTTAATGGATATGTTAAACAAACCTATTGCTATGGGATTAATTCAATTAGATGACTAAACAAACGCAGAACAAGCGCATAGATCATAAGAAAAATGGTCAATTTGCAAAAGGTAATAAAGTAGGTAATAGATGGAAAAAGGGCCAATCAGGCAACCCTAATGGTAGACGTAACGCTTATTCTGATTTAATAAAAGAGTTTAGCTTTCAAGAAGTAAATGGTAAAGAGCGCAGAGAAATAATATTAGGTAAGTTATTTCAATTAGCAGAACGCGGAGATTTAAGAGCAATACAATTTATAGTTGAGCGTATGGAAGGCAAAGCTCTTGAGCGCCAGGAGAGAACTAACAAAAGCGAACCAATACAAGTAATGGTAATTCAGGAGGATTAATGGCAAAAATATCATCAGCTGTTTCGAAAAGATTAGGAACTTTAGCAAAAAAACATAAAATAAGTAAATCAAGCTTGACTCAAGTGTATAGAAGAGGTTTAGGTGCTGCAGTAAGTTCTGGAACTCGTAAAGGTATGACTCCATCAAGTTGGGCAAGTGCTAGGGTTAATAGTTTTATTAAAATTGTAAAAGGTCAAAAAGCAATTAAGCATGATCCAGTATTAGTTAGAAAAGAGCGTAAAAGAAGAAGGAAATGAGGAAAAAAAAGCAAAGAAGAGTCCCTAAAGATAGAAAACAAAAATCAGTTCCTAAGAAATATTTAAGCGGAACTAAAGGTTCTCAAAGGACTCAAAGAGCTAAAGATATAGCAAAGATGCAGCGATTATATAAAGCAGGTAAAAGAGTACCAAGAGCATTAATGAAACGTATATTCGGATGATTGAGTGGACACTAAACAATACAAGAAAAAAAATATTAAACGATCCAAGCAGGTTCAAAGTTTTAGTATGTGGCCGCAGATGGGGAAAGACTGTGTTGTCACTTATGTATTTAATGAAAGACGATTTCAAACCAAACGAAAGAAGGTGGTTTGTAACTCCTACATACAGACAGGGAAAGATGATTGTGTTTCCTATTCTTCGTCAAATGTTTGCTGGTTTCGATGGAGCTAAACTTAATGAATCTGAAATGTCAGTTATATTTAATAATGGAGCTGAACTTGCGGTTAAAGGCGCTGACAATGAACACAATCTTCGTGGTGTCGAACTCACTAAATGTGTAATGGATGAAATGGCATATATTAAACCTCATGTTTGGGAAGAGATTATTTATCCCATGTTAGCAACAACCCAAGGTACCGCTTTATTTATTGGAACTCCTAATGGATATGATACCATGTATGATTTATATTCTAAAGGTCAAAGTGATTCTGATTGGAAAAGTTGGCAATTTAAAACGTTAGATGGAGGATTTGTACAAGCAGAAGAGATAGCTAGGGCTAAAAGAACTATGGATCCAGTAAGGTTTAGACAGGAGTTTGAGGCATCATTTGAAACAACTGGAAACAGAGCAGCTTGGAATTTTGATCGAGATATACATGTTAAAAAAGCAAGGGAATTATCTAGTTATAAATGGTGGGGTTGCGATTTCAACGTGGACTATATGACAGCAGTATTAGCATGTCAATATACTGATGGTACTATTCACTATTACGATGAAATAAGATTAAAAAATAGTAACACAGAAGAGATGGCAAGAAAGATGAAGGCAATTGAACCTAATATTGAGGTTTATCCTGACCCTGCAGGTTCGGCAAGGTCTACTACAAGTAATAGGTCAGACCATCACATATTAAGAGATTACGGATTTTTAATTAGAGCTAAAAAATCTCATCCAAGCCATATAGATAGGTTAAATGCATTAAACAGAAAGTTATTAGATGCAAATGGTAATGTATCAATGACAGTTGATCCTAAATGCAAATACTTAATAAAAGATTTAGAACAAGTGCAGCGAGATAAAAAAGGAGCTATAGACAAATCACAAATAGAGTTAACTCATTCATTGGATGCTTGCAGCTATGCAATATCATATAAGTTTCCGGTGATTAGTAAAGCTTCAAGAATAATGGACTGGTAAATATGTATAATTTTGGTAAGACAGTAAATCAAGTTGTAATTCCTGATTTATCTGAGCAAATAATATTAAAGACTGTAGCTAAGGCTGAACAAAATTTTAAAGAGCAGCAACAAGCAGAAAAAATGACCGCACTAGATTTTTATTTTAATATCAATATGGATAAGCATATAGAGCAATACTTTTCTAGTGAATCCTTGCAACAAATACCAACATACCCAAGCAAGGTGGTTCCAAGGTTTGCAAGAGCTAGAATGATGCTTTATAAAAACCCACCTAAAAGATATTTTAATGGCGAAGAAAACGACGATTACAAAAATATTACTTACATGCTAGATAGCCAAACAAAACAATTTAGTGAGTTGGCATGGTTATTAGGAAGCTGCCATTTTAAAACTAAGTATAATCAATTAAAAGAAAGATTAGAATACGAAATACTTCCAAATGTAAAAGAATATTATTTACAAGGTGAGTCGCATCCCTATGGATATAGTTATGAAATAGATAAAGGAAATAATAAAGATAGGCAATATGTGTTTTGGTCTGAGGATCGAGATGGTATGGCTGGTATGCATTTTAGATTTGATCAAAAAGGTAAAAGATATGCAATAGCTGGTAATGAAGATATGATTAATCCTTTTGGCTTAAATCCAATTAGTAAGGTAGTTTATCCTTCATCTAGTTTTGATGTGGTTAGGTCCGCCATACAAATAGGCATAGCTATGACTGAGATTGCTTTAAGTGTTCGCAATAGATTAGGCCAGCCTGTGTTTACAGGTATTGATGAAGGTCAGTCAGTTATAAAATCAGGGATAGATTCAGCCATAATACTGCCAGAAGGAGGTACATTTCAATATGTTTCGCCTGCTGGTGGATTAGATGAGATGATTGAAGCTGTTAAAATATTTGCTAATCAAACAGCAGAAAATAATCATTTACGCATCAGGTGGGGTGATTCGACTGGCAACGCTCCAAGCGGTGAAGCGTTAAAAATACTTGAGATTGAAAATTTAGAATCTCGTGAAAGTGATATTCCTTACTTTAAAGAATGGGAGCAAACCAGATACGAAATTGATAAACGAATTTTAGAAGTTTATAATGTTATGACTCTGCCTGATGATTATTATGTAGATTTTGGTGAAATAACTTATCCGATGTCTGTTGAGCAAGAATTAAAGATGCTGCAATGGAAGTTAGATAATGGAGTGATGACTAAACGTGATTTGCTTTTATACTTTAATCCTGATATGAATAATGAAGAGTTAGAAGAAAAACTTGGAGAAGTAGCAGAAGAACGTAATCAAGAAGTTGAGCAGCAACGACAATCTCAAGAGCCAGTAAGTCAAGTTGAAAGAATCTTAAATGCCTGATGATATAGACAAAACAGTAAATAGCTTTATGACTCAAGTAAAAAAGATCGAGGATAGCTTACGTAACGACTTAGAACGCTTAGCATATAAAATGAACGACATGACTGAAACTGAGTTATTGCTAACTACTAAAAGATTAAATTTTTTGCAAGAGCTAGTTGACAAGGGGTATGGCAGTCAAGTCAATAACCTTATGGATGAGTATGACGTTTTATTAACTAAAGCGGTAAATGAGGCAAAGCGCAGGGGAGTAGTGCCAATGAAAACAGAAACAGTGGAGGCAATACAAACATTAAAGGATTTAGACACTGAATCATTATTAGGCAAGGCAAAAGCTTGGGGTGATGAAATGAAAAGCGTCATGTTTGTTAATATATATGGCGGTGCTAGCATAGGCGATACAATCGCTGCAATGGGTGAAGTTAATTTAGCTAGTCACCAATTAAATGTAGCTGTAAATACAGGACTCAGGCAATTTAGCGATTTTAGTAGATACAACGTATTTAAAGGTGAAGATGTAAAATGGATTTACGTTGGCCCAAATGATAGCGTTACTAGACCTGAATGCCAAAATACTTTAGGGGATTCAAAAAACAGCTTAAATAAAGGCTTTAGTGAATCTGAAGTGGGATCTAGCGGAACACCTTTTGGCATAAGAGGCGGTTATAATTGCAGACACAGTTGGATGGTGGCATGAAATTATTTAACGTAGTAAAAACAGATGTAAAAGATTGGAAGATTTTAGGCGGCAAGTTGGCAACTAGAATAGTATTAGATACCGATAAAGGCATAAGTCAAGATGGAAAAGGAACTTCAAGAGACTTTGAATCATACGATTTTAAATATGCAAAAGCAAAGGCAACTGGAAATGTTTCAGTTCCTAAAGAATTAAAAAGCGTGTCAACAGATAGGCAAGTATCACCTCCAAATCTTAGGCTAACTGGCAAAATGTTAGATTCTATAAAAGCTCAAAATGCTACAAAAACAAGTGTAGAAATATTATATGCAGACGGGTTAAAAGTTATGGGAAATGCAAATCCACCTGCGAGATTAAAAAAGCCAAGAAGAAATATTTATGGATTAAATGATAAGAATCAAAAATTTGTAGAAGATTATCTTGCTAAGAAAATGGAAGATAGTATTTTAAGATTCGTTGCAAAAGATATAGAAATAAAATTAGAGCTTTTATAATGGCTAAAGACCCAAGATTAAAAAGAGCTGGTGTATCAGGATATAATAAACCCAAAAGAACACCTAAGCATCCTACTAAAAGCCATGTTGTGGTCGCTAAAGAGGGTGCAAAAATTCGTTTAATTAGGTTCGGTCAACAGGGAGTGAAGACAAATCAAACAGTAGCTCAAAGAAAAGCATTTAAATCTCGCCATGCTAAAAATATCGCTAAGGGAAAAATGAGTGCAGCATGGTGGGCTAATAAAGTTAAATGGTCTCCTAGTAAGACCAGGAGAAAATAATTTTTTAATAACCAAAATGGAGGACAGATGTCTGAAGTAAAATCAGGGGTAAAGGTAGAAAAAGACATACCAAACCCAATGCAAGATAATGCACAAGAGGTGGCAACTGATAGCCAAACCCAAGCAACCGAACCTAGCTCTGAAGTTGGTAGCTTGATTGCAGAAAGCAAAAAGTACAGATCCAGAGCACAAGCTGCTGAAGATCAACTTTCTAAACTTCAAAAACAACTTGAAGCTGACAAAGAAACGCAAATGGCAGAGCAAAATAAGTGGCAAGAACTTGCAGAACAACGAGGTGCAAAACTTCAAGAGCAAGAGCCAGTTATTGAAGCTGCTATGAAACAATTAGAGTCTATGAGAGAAGAGATTTTAGCAGATATGAGTGAAGAAGATAGAGAAACATTTGGCGATTTACCGCTGGATAAACTCAAAGCTATTCACGCTAAATTAAATATTCAAACTAAAGCTGACGTTGTGCCTACAGATGGTACACCTGCTAGGAGCGCAAACCCTGAAAATAAAAGTTGGGTTGACCTTTCCAATGAGGAAAGAAGAGCAAACTGGGGGTCTATTTTGGATGCATATCGAAGGCGATAAAAATAGGAAACAATAATAATGGCTATACATTATGATGGTGCGGCAACAACCACCACAACAGATCAACATTTCATCCCTGAAATTTGGATGGAAGGTATTTATAAATATTTCGAACGCAAAACTGTACTCAGAGGATTGATTGAAGATTATTCTGCAGTATTTAGTGGAGCTGGATTCGGAGACGTTTTGCATGTACCTGAAATCAGTCTAATAAGTGCGGATGATAAAAATGCTGGTAGTGACGTAACTTACGATGCTACTGCAACCACAGAAACTCAATTAACTGTAAATAAGCATAAGTATGTTGCTAAGTTATTTGAAGATGTAGCTGAGATCCAGTCTAATGTAGACATGGTTGCTAAGTATTCTCAAATGATGGGTGAAGCATTAGCAAGACAAGTGGATGCAGATATTTTCACAGAACTTTCTAGCTTAGAAGATTCTTTGAATTTGTCTGACGATGACGTTTTAACTGCAGCTAAATTCGAAGAAGCACTAGCTACTTTGGGTGAAAATGACATTCCTTACATGGATGGAGATGTGGCAATGGTTGTTAATCCAACTTTATTTGCTGACATTTTAAATCCATCTGCTGGAATTGCTCAGTATTTCATTAGAAATGATGCTGTCGGTGAAGGTAATCGTGGATTGCGTTCAGGTATGGTTGGTTCTTTATATGGCATTGATGTATATATGTCTAATGCCTTTGGAACTGGTGGTAATTCGAACACAATCTCAGGTGCTATCTTCCATAAGTCTGCTTGTGCCATAGCAGTTCAAAACGAAGTTCGTGTACAAAGCGAATATTCAATTGATGCTCTAGGTACTAAAGTAGTTGCTGACTTGTTGTATGGTGTTAAGCGCATTGACGACACAGATAATAAAAAAGGTCTTAAAATCCGTAATAAGGACTAATAGCTACCTTATAACTAAGTGGGGCATGATTCGCTCTGCCCCACATTTTAAAAAAGGAATACAAAATGCAATATTGGAAAAAAGAAAATAGTGGTAAAGTAGAAAGATTTGAAGATGGGGATTTAGAAAAACACCCAGAAAAGCTAGATTTATTAAAAAGCCAAGGTTATGTACGAATTAAGTCAGAAACTGACAATTTAGCGTATTCTAAGCCCAGAAAACAACGTTCTAGTAAGAAAAAGAAAAAGAAAAAGTAACGTTTTCAAAAACTTTACTTTTATTTTTAATTTTTAATAGTAATTATAACTCATTCACGCTCACCATAGCTTAGAGAGGAAGAAAAAATGGCAGACGTACACGCATACACAGTTCAGGAAGCACTAAATACTACAGTCGGAGGCGAATGGACAGTGGCCTCAGCAGGAACCGCAGGATCTAGTGCTAATGTAAATAACACAACTCATAAATCATTAATGGAAAGAACTGGTACTATTGGAATTTATAGTGCGGTTGAAATCTATTTTAATTTTGCATCTAGCCAAACAGATGTAAACGCATCTAATGATTTACTAATTCCTAAAACAACTTTAACATTTATCACAGTTCCGAGAGGGCTGGGTTCAACGATTTATTTTAATTATAATTCAACATCAACCACAACGGGAGCAGTAAGGATAGTAGAATGTTAAAAGGAATGATTAGTTCAATATCAACTGGCGTAGCTAGTGGTGGTACTATTAGTGGCGACCTTACTATCACAGGTGATTTAAAAGTAGAGGGTGCTGGTTCATTTACATACGATGAGATAATTGAAGGCACTATGGCTCTTACTATTAATAATAGTAATAGTGACCCTCAATTACAAATTAATAATGCTCACGCTAGTGGTCGCTCACATATAGGATTTAGAAATACGTCAAGAAGTACATATTGGACAATAGGGCAAGACAGCGATAATGATTTTAAAATTTCTAAACATAATTCTTTAGG